CCGCCACGGGCGCCGCCACGGCCGCCGCCACGTACGACGCCACGGACGCCGCCACGCGCGACGCCACGGCCGCCGCCACGCGCGCCGCCACGGACGCCGCCACGGCCGCCGCCACGGACGCCGCCACGCGCGACGCCACGTACGCCGCCACGCGCGCCGCCACGGACGCCGCCACGCGCGACGCCACGTACGCCGCCACGTACGACGCCACGCGCGACGCCACGGACGCCGCCACGGCCGCCGAAAACAACTGGTTTGTGCTGAACGGGGACCTGGTTCGTCTAGCCGATGAACTTGGTGTCGGCCGAGCTGGACTGCAATGCGCCTACAACGCTTCCAATTTCTGGCAGGGCGGAAATCAATGGTCTGGCTGGGACGCGTTTCTATCGTTCTTTCGGCACATCGTTAAACTCGATATCAACTACGCTGCGTATGAATCTTGGGAAACGCTATCGCTTCATTCCGGGCCGCGGGCAGTGCACTCGGATTTCTGCATCATCAGCGACCATCCCGAAGTGCTTCTCGTAGACAGCCAGAATCGCCCGCACTGCGCGACAGGCCCGTTTTGCCGATGGCGCGATGGCAGCGAACTGTATTCCTTTCACGGAACACGGATTCCTGCAAAGCTTATCAGGCATCCCGAACGGATTACCGCAAAAGAAATTCTCGCCGAGCAAAATGCTGAAGTGCGTCGAGTAATGGTGGAGCTGGTTGGAATGGAGCGCTTCCTTCACGAGGCCGGCGCCAGCGAAATTCATCGCCACGAAATGGGCGAGCTGTTTTCAATCGACTTGCCAGGAGACCCGGAACGGGTGTTGCGTGCCGTGCGAGTGAAAGATCCGTCTACAGCTCGAATCTACTTCCTTCGTGTACCGCCAACGATCGAGCGGGCAGACGATGCCGTAGCGTGGACTTTCGGCTTTGACACCGCAAAACAATATCGTCCAGTTGCGGAAACTTAGGAGCCATCGTGAAAACCTTCAAGCAGCATGTTTCTTCCTTCCCACGCTGGTTGGATCTGCCTCCGCGGTGCTCCCGCTGCCAAGGACCCATGCACATCATCACGATTGGCGTGCCACGGTTCGTTGTTACCCAGCATGGAGCAGGAGGGCACAGCAACGTAACTAGGCAAGCTTGGACTTGCGACCAGTGCCATTTCTGGCAAGTTGAGGCCATGTGCGTGATCCCGGTTAGCGGGAAGCGCAAGCGCTACATGGCATTTCTATGAAAAAAGATAGACAGCTCACCGAAGCAGCACGATTTGAAGATAGTCGCTCGTTTGTGTTCAAGGACGGCAGGGAGCAGCTCGCCGGCTATGACTGGAATCAGCGCAAGAAAGAGCTGCGGGATCGCTCCAAGGGCCGTTGCGAGATGCATGTAAAGGCTGGATCACATGAGTCTGGTATTACTATCGCTAGGTGCCAAGCCGCTGCTGACGACCCGCACCACATCATCCCACGCAGCAAAGGGCGAGATGACAGATTGTCTAACCTGATGGCGCTGTGCAGGTACCATCACAATCTGCTTGACGAACGCAAAGTACGCAGTGATCGAAAGGAGCGACAATGTACAACAAAGAAAACCAAATAGCCAGGGCCAAAGTCCGCGCTATCCTGCGAGAGCTGCGCAAGCGTAAGTGCGATAACTTTACCGTGCTAGGGCCATTTGTCTCGAAGGCTACCAAGCGTGTAATTGGCCAGCCATGAAGCCAAAGATCAACATAGGAGAGACCTTACTTGGCATCCATCTCGACGAGCTTGGCCTGGCCTATGTCACCCAGGCGCCTGTCTGCGAAGGCCGAAAGTGGAAATGGGATATATTGCTGGTCGAGTCAAAGATCGCCATCGAGATAGATGGCTACCACAAAGGAAAGCATGGCAAAGGCTACGGCGCTGACAACGAAAAATCGAATGTTGGCACGCTTTTGGGGTATCGTGTGCTGCGCTTCTCGACGCAAGACGTTAAATCAGGAAAGGCGCGTGATTTCTTGGAAGCGTGGCTCTATGCTCCCGTACCGCGTTAGCCCCACTGGCCGGCAGCTGGCTTTCTTCTGGCTTTGCTGCGCTGGCATGGCGGGCTTGCTGGCTGGGTTGCTGTGGTGGGTGAAGAATTGATGAGCAAAGGATTACCATGCTGGCATCATTGGAGAGATTGCGAATCAGGCACGCAGGTTCTAGTTGTTTTTGACTGGCATAGGATTGGCTGGGCTTGGAATGTTTCTTCTCCGGCGCCTGACATTCCTGCTCTGGAGTTTGGACCAGTCGAGATTGAATTTGGCTTTGATTCCGAGGAACCACTAGGCGGAATTAAAAATCTTGGCATGGAAATGCTAAGAAAACGAATAATCGGGCTTGACTTCTCCGAAGGGAGAAAATAGCTTGACAAACCGAGCAGCGGGCAGCCTCGCAGCTAGCGCGGCGGAGGAATTGAGGAGGGGCTTTGAGCGATACACCAGATGAATTAAAGCGGTGGATTGATGGGCTGGCGATGGCTTCGGAGATTTTCCGCCAGATGGCGGAACAATCCAATCGTGAATGGGAAGAGTTTGAAGCGGCATGGAATAAGCGCGCCAAAGAAGTTGCCGAGCTTGGAAAGATAGCTAAATTGTGAGCCAAGTGAGAGGGGAATGTCCAATTTGCGGATAGTACAACTGCCCTGGCAGGCACTTCTTGCGGTTCCTGTGGGTGCTCCTCGATTCCCCCGTGCTGTGGCTGGAGACTCGGTATTTGAAGTGGAGACTTAAGAGAAAGCAAAGGAGGCATTGTGAACCTAGATAAGCTGAAGGTTGCGATCGCCAAAGAAGCTGGACTGAACATGGAAAACAAGGCCAAGGGGTTGTGCGTCGATTGCGGCAAGCCCGCCCTTGAGAATTGCTATTCCGACGCTGGCCGGGCAGAGGTAGCAATCACTGGCCTATGCGAGTTTTGCTACGACAAGGCTTGCGAGGAAGAGTAAGAATGACACCGACCTGCAAGTGCGTGCATTGCTGGTGCTGTGGTGCATCCGGCAATACGCTGGTAGATACGGGGCTTTACCCAGAAGAAGAATTAGAAACATGTGAATGGTGTTTGGGGACTGGGATTACTGAGCTTTGCGAAGAATGCCAAGCAGATGGGGACGAATGAAGCCCTACTACAGCGAAAAGGGGATAGAGATTTATTGTGGGGATTGCCGAGAAGTATTGCGGCAACTTGACCAGGTGGACTTAGTGTTGACTGATCCGCCTTACGGAATCCGTAAGGCGGAATGGGATGAAGTCTTTGTCATGCCGTGGGAGCTGTTCGGCCATCTGACGCAGGTGCTAACCAATCTGTAAGCATGGAGTAGCTGGATGTCCAGAATGTAAAACTGGATGGTTTGGCAGACCGAAGAAAGTAGTTGACAAGGCGGCGAAATGAATGATTGGCCTAAATGTCCTAAGTGTTATGGAGTCATCGAATACAACATAGGTTCACCTGAAAATGAGTATGTCTGCCCCTATTGCAAGGCAGCCCTGAAGTTCGAAAAAAGAAATGAGGAATATGTCTTGACTTTCAGGAGAAAGGATTTATGCTGAACGAACGGTACCTGATTGCGAAGTGCGGCGCTGGGGTCGAAAGCCTTTGCCGGTTCACACCCCACACGCATTTCGCAACGGTACTGAGAAAGCTGAACCGGCAAATGTCCTCAAAATTGACCACGTACTTTGTGACCATCACGAGAGAGTCATTCGCCGCTTTGCGCAAAATAGTCCCGCTCTGTATCAAAGTTTCGTCCAAGTACCAAATCCACGCTCTGCCGGCCTGCAACGTGGTGCTCATCACGGGCGAAATAGCTTTACTACCTTACTGTCAGGGAGTGGCCCCGAAGCAAGGCTGAGAGTCTCCGGTTACCCCCACGGAGCAAACCCTTGCGGACGGGAAAGGCAGCCAGCCATAAGAGAAGATGAGCGTTATGGCGGGGGTGTCGGAAGGAGGAACGATGTTTAGCTTCGATATATTTTGGCGCAAGTATCCGAGAAGAGTAGGGCGAATGAAGGCTGAGAAAATTTGGCTCAATCTGAAGCCTGAAGAGCGCGTGAATGCAATCAAGGGGTTAGAGCTTTGGATACAGACGGTTCAGTGGCACCAAGCAGACGGGCAATTCATCCCTTATGCCAGCACATTTTTGGCTCAAAAGAGGTATCTTGATGAGCCGTGGACGGGAGCTTTTGAGGGCCAATGAGCGGGCAAGCTGAAAGGCTACATTCCATGACGCCAGCCCGTGAGCAACTAGCAGCTTGGATGATCGCACATGGCTTTGCCACTGGCCACGGCGATACCTTCGAGGACTTGCTGAAGGAACTGGAATGGCAGATTGCAGAGTTGCGAGCGCGAGGTGGGAAGAAGGGAAAGGAAGGGGGCCAGCATGGATGAGTTGAGAGAGCGACACCTACTACGTTTTGAAGACTTGGCTACGAAGTGGGACAAGCGGGCGGGTGGAAGGACTTGGACTCCACCAGAGCCTGAGATTAGCGATGCGGAGCGCAAGTGCGCTGAAGAATTGAGAGAGCTAATTCGCAAAGTAGAACATCAAGTGCTTGCCCAGCCCGTCCCGGCAGAGGGGGCGCAGGCGGACGCTCGCAACCTCCGCAAAGAAGCGGAAAAATGTCTAGCTTGCCTTTATCTCGCAGTCGAACCAAGGATTGCTGACGATGTTGCGCTGCATGTTCGTGCTGCGTTCAACGCCTATGAAGCCATCGCCGCCGCCCCTCCAGCTACGGCAGCGCCAGCGGAGCCGCCAAAATGAAAGTTATTTTTGTTGTGGTGCTCGCGTTTGTATTCCTTTGCTGGCTAGTGAATGGGCTAAGCAAGGCAAAGTTTTAAGTGGTAGACGTTAAATTCAAATCCTCGGAGGAGAAATGAAGAAACTCATGGTTGTAGCGGTACTGATGTTGTCAGCGATTCCTGGTAGGTCACAGTCTAGTGGGACTTACACGCAGACTAATCACGCGTGTCTAATCAACGAGTGCTCCGGGGCGCAGTTCAGCCCAGCGGCAACGCTCAGCTACACCAACTCGATCAGGTTCTACGGCAACCACACCTTCATCGGGACAGCCACATGGAACGGAACGGAGTACACCGACTTTAGCGGCACGTTCACCTACCTGGGGCAGCATGCCGGACGCGCCAACTGGCGGTTGCAGGGCACGTTCGATGCGGGGCATCTGACGGTGACGGAGGATTGGAACTGCTTCCGAAGCTGTAGCACTGGGGATAACGTGGCTGGGAGCGTAGTGCAGAACTAAAACCCTGAACAAGGGGCCGTCGCAGCGGCCTCTAATTGAGGGTTTTAAGGAGAAACGAATGAGCGACAAACTACGTGAACTAGCAGGGGATATGAGCGCTGTAGCGGACTACATCGACGTGATACAGCCGCTGAAGGATCGCTTTGGCGTGCCAAAAAACATCATCAGGGCTTGGGCCCAAAAGCTAGCAGCGTTGGATGTATATGACGGATTAGCAGCCGCTTTCGATCTCACTATGCAATTCCCCACTAAGGGGAGCGCGAATTTTATGGAAGGCTTTTTGGCGGGGGTCTCTGCCTACCGCACAGCAATCAAGCAGCTACAGGACTACCGCGAGAAAGTGGTTGAGACCAACCAGGAACTCACTGGGACACTAGAAGCTAACACCAAATGGCTGGGCAAACCATGAGAGGCGACTTGATCCTGCTGGTCTACGCCTATTGCATGCTGTGGTGCCTTGCAGGCCCGATATGGGCTATTTGGCTGAGTATACGGGTCCTGCGAAGAACCAGGACCAGCAAAAGGACAGGCGATGACTGAACGGCAAAAACAACAGTTGCGCTATGCGGCCTATGCCAATCATTGCGGCATCAGGAAGCATGTGCCGCTGACTTGGCGAGCATGGATTAAAGCTGGTGGGCCAAAGACGTAAGGAGTAGACTCAGGTAAAGGAGACACAATGAATAGACGCGAGTTCGTTACAACCAGCGGTATCGCGGTAACAATGATTGGGACGGTAGGGCTGGAAGGATGCACGTTTGGCTCTGTAATGGCCAATCTGGCTAAATATCTCCCGATTGCGCTCAGGGCTGTGGCCGGCGTGGCCGCTATCGTGGCACCTGGAATGGGGACCGCGGTAGCTAGCCTGATCGGCTTGATCAACACAGCTTTTGGAGCTCTCCAAGGCGCCGTAAACGACTACAATTCCGCTCCAGCAGCTTCCAAGCAAACCACGCTTGAGAAAGTCTTGCTAGCTCTAGACCTTGTGCAGGAATACTTAGGCCAGACAATCAAGGCCCTTGGCGGAGGCACCAACGCCGCGCTCCAGGGGGCCGAGGCTGCATTATTGCTGATTTCTACCACCCTGGCTAGCATTGAAGCGACTTTGGCTCCCCAAGCGGCTCCTACAGTCGCCAGCGCGCATTCTACGCATGCCTCAGCACGTTCTGTAAGCTCTGTGACGGTCAACGGCATAACACTGGCGGTATCTGGCAAGCCCGGGGACTTCAAGCGGGATTTCGACAAGATCATGACCGATGCAGGCCGAGGCGATTTGAAGCTTTAGGTTCAGTCCGCGCATTGATGCGGGCTAGAAGGAGGCCAGAGCCGTCACGTTGGCAGGGCCAGGTTCACAACCCACTCACCTATAATCCCTAGCGAGCTTGGCCCTGAAATACTCTATGACCGAACAAGAATCCAAAGCACTTTGGGAGTTAGCCTTCGACTTTGCCAGGCTGAGGGACCATGCTGCCTCACGAAAGCAGGAATTGAATCATGATGTAAACGCTGGGATTGAGTTGGCGTATCTCGATGCGTATTCTAGGCTTGAGCGACTACTGCCACCGATCGACACACCTGAAAGTAAAAGCTTGGCTGACGATGCGAAACCGGCCGCGGATGATTGCGGATCTCTCACAAACAACAACAGTGGAATTACGTAGGTGCTGGATGTAGTGGACCGAGCAATCTGCCGGCATTTGGCCTACCTCGGTGCATCCGTGGACACGTACAGGACGTGCAGCACAGCCGCCAAGCAGCAGAGCCAGTAGGGCTACTTTGCGCACACTTTCCATTCCAGTGCGCCTGCGCCAAACAGTTCAGCGACAATGTCTTTGATGTCCTGTGGCAGTCCTGCCAGGTAGACAACGCGGAATTCTACTGTTTCGCCATTGTCCTTGGCATAAAGCACGCCAATACCGCGAAATTCAGGCTTGGAAGGGGCGGACTCGGTTGAGCCGAGTTTCCCGCCCGTTACAGGAGTCAAGCGAGGAGAAGTCGCAAACATGCAAAATGATGCGACTGGCTAGAAATACCTGTCTATCCCTTTTTGCACACTTTCAGTGGTTGCCGTGGAGCGCTAAGTACAGCGAGACTATCAAGGCAAGCACGGCAATGATCGAACTCCATTGGCTGCGCTCTTGGGCCCGGGCGGCAACCGTGGACGCGGCAGCTAGCTTCTCTGCCAGGGATAGCGCTTTGTCGCTTGCGGCAAGCTTCTCCTCGAGGCGTGCAATCTGGACCTCGAGTTTGACTTCATTCCCCATCGTGCTCTGCTTTGCCTTCTGCTATCCCTTCCGCTTTGCCTTCAGCGCGCGAGGTCTTTGCGGTAAGCTTTAGAAACTCATCCATACGGGAATTGAATGTATCGTGTACCCGCTTGACGTGGAAATGGTTCAAAATTCCGAGCGCCAGCGTGCCAAAAACTCCTACTTCAGTCCAATTTATGGTCATTTTGGCCAGCCTCCTGGCGGTGGTGGAGTCTGCTGAATGGGCTGGACTTGCACCTGAGGAAGCGGCAATGGCGGAAGCTCTGGAGGGTCGGTCTTGCGCTGGGCGCCTACGGACTGGCCTGTCAGGAAACCAAGCAGAGCGCCGCTGAATGCGCTAAACGTTGAGATAATCACAGTTGTGGCCTGCGAATCTCCAGCATCGCGCAGCGTTACCCAGATAACCAATGCCATCAAGCCTGTAACAAAGAAGCATAGAATGAATAGCTGGCCGCCCTTGGTAGCCAGGCTGTCGAGCAGGGATTGCCATGCTTTTATCATTTACCGCACCGCCACCGAAACGTTAGTAGGCGCCACAGGGTTAGATGGCAGGACCGCGGGAAGTACCACCGTGGCGATGTTCGAGAACACCGATTCATTCCCGCTGGCGTCTACGGCCGTAGCTGCGTAGGAGTACGTTGCCCCGGGCGTCAACCCAGCAAGCGGAACCATGTAAGCAGTGGATAGATCCGGCACAGTGTTCACCTTTGTCCAGAAACTGCTCGTTGCCGTGCATGTTCCAAGGCACTGGTAGATCGAATAAGACGCCACAGAACTAGTAGACGCCGTAAACGTAATGAACACGCCATGCTGTGTTCCGTTCTGGGCATGGGCCGAGGGGATGAACAAAGCGCACAGCAGCGGTAGCATTAGCCAGATTATCAGCGTGAGGCAAAGTAGGAGTTTTCTCATATAATCACCTTTTAGTCCACCGAGTCTACGATAAGCTGTCGTTGGGTCATAGAGTTGCTGCCGCTCGCCGCCGAGAATGCTCCTGTTATCTGTAAGAACAGTTGAGCGGTTGAGTCGATAGTACCGATTGTAGCAGTGTTGCCGTCAGCGTAAACTGCCTCCGCGGCGCTAGTCAGCACCGATACGTCAATGGTTAAGTTGCCATGAACCTCATATGCTGACGAGGCCCCAGCCGTTTGTGTGCTCGCATTCAGCGTCATGTTAAACGGATCATTGGTCGCTTGAATACCGCCAAGCGCCGCCGATGTGATGCTTGCGAGCGTGATGACTGTGCCGCTACCGCAACCGGAGACGGTGCATAATTTAGCCTTGAGGTTGACCGCCGTCGTGGAGGCTGCCGGCGTAGAGTAGACTCCCGCGAGCTGGATGAGGACCGTGCGACCGACTAAGTTGAGCGTGCCCGCAGGAATGGTGCACGCCATAAGCGTCTGGTCGGTGGATACGTTCGCGTTAACGGTGACCGGAGTGACGTTTACGCAGGTGAACTTCCCCGCGATGGTGCTGGATGAGATGCCCGAGTCCACTGCGTTGCCGTTAACGTCGTAGCTTAGAAGGTCTGTGTTAGTGAAGCTACCTGTTGCGGCTTGGAGCTTTGCCCCGGTGCCTTGAACGGTAAGGTTAGTATCAGGGAGTACGAGCGTGCGCGGGACGGTGGCATTGGAGGTTATGGTAGTCTGACCGATAACTTCACTCTGCGCCCAGACTTTCCCATTTTGGATGCCTGCTAATCCGCCACCAGTAGAAGCTGGGATGCTACCGAACCCGCAGTTGCCACCTTCGTAAGTCCAGCTTAGCGCTGTAGTCGTAGTGTTGGGGCATGAGCCATTCACTTTCGAAAAATTATTGCCTTGGTCTTGCCATACGTATGTACCTACTCCTGGTAACAACGAAGGAAGAGTAACGGTGATCTGTTGCGTTGTTCCATTAGACGTACAAGAATTTGAAAGAGGAGAAGCTACTCCACGACCTCCATTCGGATATATCCCTGAGTACAAAAATTGAAATGTTCCAGCCTCGGCAAATGGTGGACCCCCTGTTATAACTGCGCATGTAGGGGCTGCTGGAACTCCGGGATCTGTGAAGAAAGAATAATTCGCTCCTAGAATTGAATCTCCGCGTAATACCTGCGCAAATCCACTATTGGCCCCCCCGTCCAGTATGCCCCCAACGGATTGTCCAATAGAAAGATTAAAATTTTGCCCGATCAGTGACAAACTGCTAGTTAAAGTTGACATGGTAACCGTGGCAAAAGGATTCCCCGTTAGAGTGGCAATCCCACCGGATGAACCGCTGCCAATGCCAGAGACAAAGGCGGCCCCGTTTACAGACCAGTTAGCTACAGCAGGTTGGCCAACAGTATCAAGGTTACCGCTCTGCCAGTTTATGCCACCGCCTACACCGCGCGACATAAAGGCAAGCACTGGCATGCTTCCGCCTTGAATATCTCCGGCTAAATCCCATGTAACATTACATCCGCCGTTATTGCCAGCAATGAAGGTAAGGCCGCGGTTTGACAATGTCCCGTAAGCCCGGAAGTTCCACAGACCAGAGTTCTTGCCGATGAAGAGTGGCGTAGCAGTTGAACTAGTTGGTGTACCTGCTCCGAATGTTATGTTTCTAAAGATGCCTCCGAATCCTCCTCCAGTAGAAGCCCAGCCGTAGTATTGAACGCCCATTAAGTCGGCACCACTACCTCCGTTGAACACTGTATCTTCAAAGATCACAGGAGCAGTACCAGTGTTGAAAATAAGATCGTACATATTCGCTGGGCCTTGGAAGGTCAACCCTCTAAAAGTGCCCCCGCCATTTTTCATATAGATACCTGGGTACGCCGCACCTACAGTAATAGGAGCATGTGACTCAAAAGAGAACTGCCCGCCGCTCATCGTAGCGGAGCCTCCAGACAGTTGGAGGTCTCCATGCCATTGACCGTTTTGCCAGACTATTGTGTCGTTAAGGATCATCCTGGCACTTTGGGATATGACCGCATATCCATTTACGGAACTAATGTCTGCATATGAATTTATGAAGTAATTGTTTGTAGTAACTGAAGGGCTAGAGATATATACTGCTCCACCGCTCGCGAAAGCTGCTACTTCTGCCGCAAGTAATGCTGGAGTTGTATCAATCAAAATCGTTGCACCAGCTACGCTATTGGAAGCTGCGTTTGCTGTAGTGATCGAAGTCGTGCCGCCACCAGATGCAATGGTGGTAACTAACGTGTCGTTGGTAGCCGCACCAGGAGCTGTCGTCGGCAACCACCCAGGGAAAGTTGCGCTGCCCATCATCGTTGCCCCAAAGTCATCCCAGGTCATATATGCGACGTCACCTTGGTTGACAGAGTTCACAGGGAGACTAATGCCAATCAAGTTGCAAGTCCCTGGGCAGTTACGACCATAGATCGCGTACTGACGTACTCCTGCTGGATTCGTGGTGGGAAGCTGAAGATTGTTGGAGTTCCACCAAGTAGCTGTGCCGCCAGTAGATATTGCGGAAAGCACTCCGAAGCGAGTATCTATGCCGCTGTTATAAGTGAAGTGCGTGTTATCTGCAACGCTCGTGACGACAAACCAGCCAAAGAACTCCGCTACGTCGGTCAAGCTGTTTGCGTTGCTGATAAAAACAACAGGACAGCCTGTGATAGTGATGCCGCCGCAGCCAATCGGTAAGCCGTGAGCTGTAGCCGTAGTCACTGTCGTCACATTGTTAGCGCGAGACTGAGATGTTATATTGACGGTATTCGCGCCGAGTGTGGCTGCTCCTGTAGCTGTCGTCCCTGCCGCACTCGCTGCTGTTACGCCTTCCCCTGCATCAAAGGCCACAATCTCATAGGCATAGGACGTTGCTCCCGCAGGGCCATTAACAACATACCCCGTCCCTGTAGACCCCTGTGCGATTCTTGGCGTAACAGTAGGCGCAGCAGGAGTACTCAAGACGTTTGTAGCTCCAGCCCCCCAGATATCGATGCCGTCTCCGGTTATCAATCCACAGGCGCTGCTGAGCGTTGCCGCTGTTAGCCCGGAATTGATCGTAGCCGTACAACCAGGATTACCGGGAGTTCCGCTAGCAGAAACTGCTCTACCTCCGTAAGCAGCAATATCCACATAAGGATTTGGACCTTTGAACACCGTATTCACGTTGAATTGTAGCGGATTAGGAGACGTTATAGGGCTGCTGAGTGTCGCTGATCCTGGCCCAATTAAAACCCAGGAACCCGCCAAACAGCCATAGAGATTTCCTGTAGTGGTATCAGTAGCCTTAGATGATCCTGTACAAGCTCCGGTAGGAGCTCCGGAGAATAGAAGCTCCACACCCCAAGTAGATCCCGTCTGTGCGAACGAATATCCAGACAGGAGCATCAAGACAAAGACAGTGGCAATGATCTTCATATGTCAGTTGATTATCCAATAATCGTAGCAAGCTGGGTTAGCCGCTGGCGCTGTGATTGTGATGCTAAAACTAGTCGCCGCTACTTTTGCAGTTATCTCTGGAGGGTTGAGTGTCGTGTTGCAGGTCACTCCTAGAAGTGTTCCGGTAGTCGTGGCAGAGTCCTGTGTTACAATCACCGAGGAGTTGGCGCTGATCATCGTCGTCGTGTTCACCGTGCAAACCGTCTCTGCCCCAACACCGCAGGAGAACACTCCTGCTGGAGCCGCACCGCATGCGACCACAGACGGGCTAGCAGCTGTGCCATTGGCCGCGCATTTGGTAGCTGTAGAGTAAGCAGAAGTATTTATTCCGGTGGAACTAATCGTAGAAAATGCCGCGCCTGTGTAAAAAGCAACTCCTGCTGCTTGCGATACTAGACTTAGCTGAGAAGCGCCGACGTTATAAAACATTCCTCCAAATGTGGCATTTGTAAAACTGTAGGTCGGAGTTGCCTGTAAACCATTAGGACCTTGCAGGATGTTGCTCATGATTATAGGGTTCGTACTTGTTCCAGCCACAGCAGGTGCCGTGAACGTAGCCGCGCCGCTCGTACTCCCCGACAACGCCAGCACCCCGTTACCATTTCCCGCGCTGCTGATCGTGAATGTTGGGCTTGCAAAAGTAAGGCCAGCAGGGAGGCCGCCGCCAGAGCCTCCGCCTATCTGTGTCTGCCAGGCAATGAGCACTGGACTGGCAAGCAAGAGCAAGATAATCAATAGCTTGGCTTTAGTCAATTTGCCGTACACGTAGTCCTCCACACATCGCTTGCTGCTGGTGCCGTCGCCGCCGCTACGTCGCTGAACATCTGGAGGGTTACCGAGGTGGTGCTTAGAGCGCCGGTCTGCTGAATGATGAAGTTTGTTGTGCTGATGGCGCTGGTGTGGCTCGCTTCGCAATGCCAATCAGTAGTCGCTGCTGGCATCGTGATCGTACAGCCGCCAGAGGTAGGCGCTGTCCCGGTGAATATGTTGAATGATGCTGTACCGTTTGGATTCTGAATCGCCGCTACTGTTCCGCCGCAGCCTGCTCCTGCTATCGTTGGAACTGTTGTTGAAACCAATAGATTAGCGCCTATAGACAAAGAATTGTTCAAAGCTAAACCCGCAACGCCCCAAGTGAAGTCGCAGGTTCCCAGAACAGCACTATTACCGCCGTGCGCTAAGCAAAACGTTGATGCTGTTTGGTTTTGAATCAACCCGAAATTTGCTCCAGAAGCATTGATAATAAATCCCGGTACAAGAAGAGGAGCAGAAAGAAAATTTGGGGCAATAAGTCCAGTACCGGCTTTGCTGGTAAGCACTTCTAAAGCACCTCCAGCTTGTTCTTTAATGGTAGCGTAATTGGTGCTGGAAACGGGATCGAATGCAGCAAACGCTATACCCTGGGACGGGTTGTTGACGCCACTGGCTACTGGATTAAAGAGTATCCCCGCATTGCCGTTAATGGTACTTGGTATGTGAGTTGCGGCAACGTCGAAGTATATTCCAAAAGGCCAGAAACAAGTGGGTGTGCATGCAGGACTCTGAATCGGGTAGCCAATTTCAACGCCTCGACTATCGGTAGGCTGAGCGTTGAACAATGCATTCACTAGCATTCCATGAGCAAGAGATGTTACAGCGTTCGTGTTAACGTCAAACTCTGCACCGTAGATATTTACCGATGGATTCGCAGCGACATCGGTAGCTACTGTGTTGATGCCCCACACCCTCCCGTTATTCGTCGTTGTCGCTCGCGCACCGCCGAATAGAGCTACCGCTGCTGTCGCTGTACCAGATTGATTCTCGACAAACCCGCCTTCGGCATTCGCTTGAAATGTTGTCGAAGAGGCTGGAACAGTAACACAGTTAGTGAATGCTTGCTGACCGTTCTGGCCGGTGAATACCAGCCTGTACTGCTGCTCTGGGTTGCAACCATTTACACTGGTTTCAAATAGCCCTTGCGTTGTCCGCCCGGTGAAGTTACCAGGGCCAGTAAGTACCCAAGGGTGCCCGTCGATTATTCTGCTAACGGCATTGCCATTGCGGAAGTCTAGGAAAGTCTGCCCTCCCAAGGGGATGCCAGGAGCGCCGGCAGAGGACGGAACTGTTGCAGGTATGATTTCGGCTCCAGGTGCTCCCGTAGCAGCTTGTACGGAAGGCAGAATGCCGATAGCTGTGTTAGATACCGGAGGCTGCGTGCCGCTTGTCGGCGGTGTTGTAGTCTGAGCATCTTGCAAGTTCAAAGCTACAGAAGAATGGCCAAGGAAATAGTTCCCTGCACCACCTGTTTGCCAGTACACATTGTAGGAAACCGCTCCCGCAGGAGGAGGAAACTCCATCTGCACGCAATATAGGATCGTGGTTGCGCCTCCGGTAACTTCCGCACCGGCTGCCGGTGGTGATGGAGTAGTCTCGCCAGACGTCCCGCCATTGAAGGTAACTTCGCATTTATAGTTATTGGCTGCTACGGAACCGCCAGTTGCTACCTGAGACGTGCTTGCGGCGTTAACCGGGGCTGCTACCGTGGCAGTAGTAGAGAATTGATCGGCAAAGGTGATGCTGTTTAGAGTCTTGGTACTAACTGATCCTAATGGGTTTGTAAAAGTCCATATACCTGTAACCGTGCAATTCAGGTTTGCAGCACAGAAGGTGTTAACTTGGGGGAAAATTAATGGAGTCACTTTTATAGCGTGGAAACTCGGGATCTTTGGCGCATGGAGCGTGTAGTCATGCGGGCGAGCCGCGGCCGAGGTCGCAAAGAGCAAGAAAATTAGCAGTCGTTTCATGGTCAAAATGGCCCTTCAAGTCTGAAATGTAGCGCATAAGCCATGGATGTAGCTCCGCTTGTGGCGTATCCCGTAGTCTGATAGCTTATAGCAACACCACTCTTGGCAAAAAAGTATGGGATACTTGCTCCCAATGCGCTGGAGGTTCCTACAGTATTGGTCGAACTGGTCGTAGTGAGGTTTTGCGTTGCTGCTGTGTTTGCGTCTCCATCGTTGTAGGTCACTGAGCATACAGGGAGAGTGGAACTGATTGTCGCTGCTTGCGTGATTACCAGATAGCAAGAAGCGCGATAGAATCCATTGACGGAAGGCGTTACCAATGGCGTTGATGAGACGTTGGCTACTAAGCCAGTCGTATTTGCAGCTGTTACCACTATAGGAGGCGTAGCCAAAGGGCGTATTTCATTCGGGAAAAGGTCGATTGCAGTGACTCCGCCAGCCCCGGTTAAAAGGACTCTACCAATTACCTGCCCTCCAGAAGTTGGGAAAGTCGCTGAGCCGGAATCGTGGCAAGTTCCTGTCAAAGTAGAGCTTATTTGCACGTAGTCTCCTGCCGTTGTGGCACCATCGAATATGCAAGGAGTCTGGCCTACAGTGCTGATGGAAGATGTAGGGCCGTTCCCGCAAGTTGAAATACAAACGCCTATAGCCCCGCCAGTATCCGTAGTAGCGGTAACGATTGCGCAAGCGCTGGCTGTAGGACATGAAACGGTTGTCAGCTTCGCAATCTGGTTAAGGCCAGTTCCTACACCGGTATTGTTGTTGAAAACCGATACGACATTCCCGCTGAAAGTACCGCCATTGATCACAGGGCTAGTCAGCGTTTTGTTTGTCAGTGTGTCTGTGGTATTCCGGCCTACCAGCGTGTCGGTGGTTATCGGGAATGTCAGCGTAATGGCTCCTGCCGGTGCTGGAGCATTTAGAGTAGTGGTGTTTGGCGAGGTCCCTAGCACTAATTGGTTCACGCTTGGCGTAATCTTGATTGGCTGGCTGAAAGTCTGCACGCCTGACCAAGTGTTGGAGAGCGATAGCAGGCCAAGCTGGCCGGTAATGCCATCAACGGACCAGATTTGCGTGCCTGTAGCGCAGGCCACCCCGCCAGCAGAGAAAAGAACCAATTTGTAGCCCTGTGAGGTAAGCCAAATGCTTGCACGGCCTCCAGCGTCAAGAATGATCGGATTTGTCGATGCAGTTAGCCCCGTAGAATCAACATATGTAGCCTGTGGCGTACTAGTACCTGCTGCATACGAAAAAACGCACCCACCTGCCAATGGGACTCCGTTGTTCGAAAAAAACTGCAATTTAGGTTCTGGCGACAAGGATACCGCAACTTGCGCTTTGGTTGTTGCACATAAAGTGAAAAGTGCTATAATGGCAACTACGAGCCTAGCAATTGCAGGTGGGCGACACGCGCAGAACAAATTCAGAATCGCCGAGATTATAAGCCTCGGTGCGATATAGGTCGGAAGCGCATAACTATTTCCGGTCGTAGCTGGAGATATGCGTAGTCGTTTCATTGCGCTCCCATCTTAGCCTTAACCAGCATAGAATCGCGTGTTTTTCTGTCAGCCAGCTTGTAGCGCTGGTAGGCTTCGGGATCCTTCATGATTCTCTGCAATGCTTCTCCTTCGCTCAATGGATTGATTGGGCCAGCCCTGGTTGCGCGTATCTGCTGAGCCAGTTTCTCGCCTTCTGTGGGCTGGTCATAGGCTGTAGAGACGCCTTTCAGGAAGGTGCGGCGCTCCGGGCCTGTGTAAGTTTCGCTGTCGGCTACGCGGCGCTCGCCCGCCAAGTCGCTTAGATTCGCCTCTTGCCGCGGCCCTGGATAGCCTACACCTTCTTTTGGCGTGTAGATGACGGGCTTGTTGAGGTTCTGGAGCACGTCTCCGGCTCCTGGTGCGCCTCGCTGGGCGGCTGCTGGCAACTCAGTTTCTCTGCCAATCGACCACATGGCTCCTGGGCGGTCGCTGGGCAGCGGTGCGCGGGGCTCGGGGATGACGGAAGTATCAGGCGGAGCGTTCTTGGCAGCTTGGCTGTCGGCAAAGCGCTTCTTGGCCGCGGCCAGTCTATCCGCTGTTTGCTGGCGCTTGACTGCCGCTGCTTGCTCTGTGGCGTCCTGCGTCTCCAGCTTCCCTCTGTCAGATAGGAACTTTTGGCGAGCCGTTTCCGCTGCTGTCATCTGGTCTTGCAGCTTTGCGGCAGTGGCCTCCCCCGCTTGGGCCTTTGCTGCTGCCAATGCTTCAGGTGGAGCTGGAACAAGTGATCTTATGAGATTCTCTGGCATCTGCGTAGGGTGTAGGACTGATTTAGCGATAGTCGATAGCTCTGGAGTTCCATCAGCCGCCACTTTGCCGCTAAAGAATAGCTTGCTGAGGCCAGATTTAAGCTCTGGAGCGACCGCTCCAAGGCCCTCGAGCGCGCCAGTAGTTCCTCCCCATATAGCGCCAGCTTTGGCCGATTGTCCTGGGTCTACTGTGCCAGTCGTGGCGAACTGCCCAGCAGCGTTACCAGCCGCCGCACCTCCGCCAGTGCCCAACATGCGTACAATCGTTCCCAAGACGCCGCGCAGGGCTGGAACAGATTCACCGCCGAGCACGCCACCAGTTGTCTCTGCCGCCGATACTGCACCAGCCTTCTTGCCTGCATCAAACTCCGGCTGGTCCTCGGGATTCTGCATCTTCTGGCCAGCCTGAGCTGAAGTCATGTTTTGTAAGAAACGCTGTCTGGCCTTCTCGCTAGGCGAAAGAACTGAGGTATCCGGTGTAATCGTGATGGGATTAGCTTGCGCGTCGGGCGTAATGGTTATTGTGCCACCCATTTGCCCCCCTTGACCACGTATGGCTTGCCATCAGAGCCTTTTCCTGTCTGCCCTTCTTTCAGTCCGTTGGACGAGCCTCCAGCGACGTGCTGTGTAGTGGAATCACCAGCCCTTTTCTGGTAGTACGCGCCAGCCCCGCCCTGCTTGGAGTGCGTCTGATAACTCTCTGGCCGGGCGTTGTCGATGAAGGTCTGCACGGAATCAACGTTGCTGCCAAGTGCGCCCTTGACCGCTTCCGGCCCATTCTTGAAGTGGTTCAGGAGGTTGGCTTCTGTCTCCTTTACGCCTTCTTGCGAGCGGAATCCGTGAACGCCTGAATTGGCCATAGCAATGTTGTGGATGCGGTTGCCAATGGCTGAAATATCGGGATCGTTGTTGCCAATCATCTGCTCTACGTTTGTGAACCTGCCAGAGATAGCGCCAACCAGGTCAGGACGCTTGGCGAGCGAAGCGTTTACAGCAGTGGCGTTCTCCGAGATGTTCTCGGCCAGTTCAGCCTTTTTCTTCTCGTCGGCGGTGACTTTTGGCTTCCATTCTGAGCCAGCTGTCGCAGCAGCGGTAGCGGAGGCCTTTGCAGCAGCCGCAGCAGCTTCATTCTGGACCTTCTCAGGGCTTAGCAGGATATTGGCTCGCGCTGCGCCTTCTGCCTTAGATAGCGCCAGTTTGTTGGCCTGTATGTCTGGGTTTAGCGCCTCTTCTGTCTTGCCAGCTTCGGCTGACGCTTGGCTGAGTACGCCTTTTGCACCTTCGAGGTCGCCCCTTTGCAGGAAGAAATTGGCTTGTGACTTGTAGCGCTGGTTGGCTCCGCTGGTGGTCTTGCCTGTTGGCGGAAAGATTTGGTCTAGCTGCTTATCCATTGCACCAGATTGCAGGCCTGATTGCTGCTTGACCTTCAATTGGGCAAGAGCGGCATCTTGCTTGTCCTTTTCTGCTTCGGCTTTCTTTAGATAATCAGCAGTGAACGCAGACATCCCCATCAATGACTTCTGTAAGCCCTGGAGTTGTTCGGGATTTTGATAATTCATGGCTTTGGCGTGTTGCGGATCGAGCCACTGATTCTGTACGGCGTTTTGCTTGAATGCTTCAAAGGCTTGCGGCTGCTTATCAGGGTCTTGCTGGAGCACGTTGTCAATGCCAGCGGCTATATGTTGGTTTTTGTCGTTCTGTGTCTCGAATTGCATCTTGGCGGCATCGGCATCATTCTTGATGGTCTGTGAAGCCTTGGCGTGCATGTCGAGGATGTGCGACTGCATCCCTACAACTGACTGCGCGGAAGCTCCATTCTTTCTTAGCAGATCTACGTAATCATTGAAATCCTTGCCATCCCATTGCTGCATGGCTCGCTGGCCAGCTTGTTGGTCTTGCAACTGGATTTGCTGTTGCTGGTTCTGCATGGCAAGATTCTTTAACTGCAAAGCCTTAGCTTGCTGGTCAAGCACATTAGGCTGTTGCTGAATCGACAAAGCCGCTAGAGGTACGCCCATTTACGGTTGCCCTCCAAGAAGATTAGCAACAGTATCACCTGGATTTGTACCCGCAGGGATGCCAGGGATCCCTCCAGTTGGACCAAGCATAGAAAGTTGCGCTAGGTTGCTAAGACCACCAATACCAGCATTGGCTACTCCGGCATAGCCGCTAGCCGTGGCCGCTCCTTGATTAAGCAGGCTGTTTCCAATCTGCTGGCCACTGCCTAGCAATGTGTTGCTGATATTATTGGCGGCTCCCTGGCCTTGCTGTCCAAGCTGGCCTGCCGCGGTTTGCCCAGCTCCAGCTACTGAAGCTAGCCTGTTGAACTGATTGGCTTGGTTCTGCTCAAAGATGTTGTAATTCTGCTGATACTGACCTAGTGCCCGGTTGTAGACGTTTGAATATTCGTTTGAAGCATAATCCTGCCCGTATTGCTGGATGGCTTTGGCCGTACCCCCAGTAAGGAGGTTTCCGCTAGCCGCCGCGGAGTTTTGCAGAGCTTGATTGCCTTGCTGAAGCCTGAATTGATAGCCAGGATCATTTTGCTCAGTGGCCCCTGTAGGCGCTTGGAATTGCTGGTTCCATGGCTGGAAATTCTGCGCCAAATTTGATAGTTGGCCGACAGCACCTTGCCCAGCTTGGAGCCATGGCGCCATGTTCTTTTGCTGGGTATTCCATTGCTGCTCTTGGAATTGAAGAGCTTGCTGGGCATTTTGTGATTGGAGACTGGCGGCATTGCCAGCTGCTCCAGCTTGTGTACTGGCAGCAAATCCGGCACCAACAGCTCCAATAAGAGCTCCACCGCCTATCGCTATGGCAACAAATGACATTTGCTAGCCTCAAACTCTTCAAATGTATCCACTACCAAAAGCTCCTCAGCTTTATCAGGGTCAGTTTCTCTGCAAGAATGAACTGTAGTCCATACCGTCTCTTCATGGGCATAGCCTACCCGCTTGATCCCAGGCTTTGATATGATCGTTGCTGGAGCCACGATACGCTTAACGCCAGCCTCAGTAAGTACCGAAATATCTCCCTTAGAAATTATGTTGATGTGCTCGAAAAGATGAATCTTGCCAGTCAATAGCGTGCCTTTAGGGATGGTAATTTCCCTAGCATACAGCCCATCCGCGAAGTAGTGCACTGGTTCAATGTGAATCTGTTCCTGCTTGCGCATCCCATCCTCTAGCTTTATGATCTTATCGCGCAAGACATCCTGACCGCTTGTAATGGCGGTCGAATCAAACGGATCAATGAACCTTTCTTCCATTAAAATGAGTTCAGTGGTATACGTTTCCACTGGTTGACCCCCACAGCCACATATAGAAAGTTCTGATCGTAAAAGAATAGCTGACCTGGCAAGCCTTGCGAACTGGATGTATTCCCTGCTGGCCAAGTTGCGAATGGCGTCGAGAGCGTTGCGCTGATGTTCTGGAAGTACTTGATCCACGGAAACGAGAAGATCCACACAAGCCTAGCCATCGTTCCTGGCAGCTGAGTGCCTTGCTGAGGAAAGAATTGCGTGCGAATGGGCGGATCTTGGAACTTAGCCATTTAGCTCCATTCAATCTCCATTTCGCCTGGAGTTGCTCCGGCCGTCACGACTTGCAAGCCTTGCGTGAAGAATAGCGGTGTCAGCACGCCCAGATTGACCGTAATTGCCGCTGGCGTGGCGCCGTAGATGGTTGTCACGTTGCCGGCAGGATTCGGCCCATCATTCAGGGTCAATGTCCAGCTCGTGCCAGCCTGTGGAACGCTGATGGCCTGAATGTAGCCGGCAGAACTTAGCTTTAGGTTGAATGTACCGCTAGTCGTGATCTTGCTTATTGGCATGTTATGCTCGCTTTCCTAGTTCCTTTACAAGCCGTTCTTGCGGCTGGAATCCTGGCGTCGCCATTAGGTAGGCATCCACAATCCGCCACGGGATAGGGTCAGACACTGAAACTTCGTAAACTCTGTCCCTGGACCTTCCCATACGCCTCCAGATGGCACGCTTGGTGTATTCCCCAGTCTTTCCGCAGTCTACCATGTAAATATTCGACCAGGCATGCCCGCCATCGTTTGACCATCGCAGCATCGCTTGCGGACCTCGAGCTAGCGCCGTGAAGTTCTGCGAAGTGGTCAAAAGCCCCAGCGTCGTCACGCCCAAGTACCAAGCTGTAGTCCCTGTTATGCTGAACATCTGGATTTGCGTTGGGTTGGCGGCATTGAATGCTACCGAAGTCGTTGTAAGCAGTCCTAGCGTGGTAATGCCTAGCTGCCAAGAAACTGTGTTGCCTGGATTGTTCAGGATGATTGGCACAACTGCGCCCGTTGATCCTGGCGTGCTTTGCAGCAAGCCTGCATCTGTTACTGTCACTGACCACAAGACCAAACCTGAGTCCTGCAAGGTAACGACTGTCGGAGCTCCACTGCCGCCTTGCAATGGAGGCGATGGCCCTAGCCCTGTCTCAAAGTCTACTTGCAGCTGATGATGGAAGATCCATTCTTGCTCGCTAGCTATATGCGGTGCTCTGCGGACCCGTCTAATCGGATTGCCAAAGTCTGAGAAAATGTTCGTGCTCATGTTATAGACAGCGCCTGTAGTGTAATCCCCGACAAGGTGCATGCCGAAGTTGTAGGTATGGAATCGCGCTCTATGCGCTGTAAAAAATCCTGCGTTGTTCCAGTAGCCACGCTGATGCCACATCCCGGTTGCTACGTCGTAGACCCAGGTGGCGCTGGCTGTCGGGAAGTGCAGCACGTAGTAACTATGCCCTGAGTCCTGATAGCAGTAGGCAATCGCGTCTGTAAGTGTGGTGTACTGGCTCCAGGCATACTCCACGGCATGATTAGAGACTCTTGTAGGGCTGTAGCCTTGCGCTCTCCAGACAATTCCTGCGCCTCGTTCGTCACCGCCAAGCCAAAACACCGAATTATCCAAGCGAGCCGAGGACAAAGCTGCTATTGCTCCTTGCTCGAGGAAGCCTCCAGGGACTGGCTGAATAGCGTTTAGCAGCGTTCCAGCATTGTAGAGCACAATCGACTTGTTGCCACCCCATAGCCATAGTTCCCTGTGATCGGCTAGCGAAGACACCACATTATCGGCAAAAAGCGAGACTTGGCTGACATTGGCGAGGTTCCAAGTGGTTGAATCTTCGAGGTTTGACAGCTGAAAAGTGTTGGAATTGGCTACTACAGCGATAAAGAAGCCATCAATGAAGTGCACTGCCTGCCACGGCCCTGCCTGCATCGCTACTGGTACTTGCGTCAGCGTGTTGGTGGCTAGGTTGAAGCTATAGCCTAAGCCTCCGGAAGCTATCAGTATTTGCGAGTTGCCCGGCGCTCCGCCGACCGTCATTGACACTGGATTGCCGTCGTTAATGATTCCTGTGTAGGTGATTTTGGTGCCATTCGACAGCAATTCAAACAGGCTGGTGCCAGCCACGAAGAACGTGCGGCCGTTGAATGCAGGCAAAGTGCCTCTGACAGGGTCGTTGCCAAGCGTGTAAAGCAGGCTCAGCCCTGGTGTAGGATAGAGGTAAGATCCAGCCTTGCCACCGCCTGACTCGTTCGTTTCGACGAGCCAGTTCATCGTCAACTGAGCATCGGCATTGACGCTCTGCGACTGGTACGATGGACCGCATAGGCCGAAACGAGCCAATTACTTCCTCTTTCTGCGCCGTAGTTCTTCGTCATCCTGCCTGGCTGAAATCGGGTATGGATGATCCCAGCGAGCTTTCAGCACATGCCCGCCAAGCTCAGCTAGAACTTGCCCGGCAAGCTTCTCTTTGTGCCCGTCGTCCTTCTCTGGGCCGCTTTTGTCTTCGTTCTGCCGCCCAAAAGCTGGGTCTGTTGGTTGTTTCTTTACGTCGTATGCCATGGTAAACTCCTTCTATGGAAAATTGGCTTGCAGTTACCGGATACGAAGGTATTTACGAGGTCAGTGACCATGGGCGAGTTCGTAGAATCGCAACATGGAAAGATAATTGGGGAACGGTGCGAAAGCCAAAAGGCTTTATTGCGCCACAGAAAAAAGGAGCTAATTATGCCGGAATATCGCTTTCCAGGGATGGCAAAAAATATCAAACCTATGTCCACATCCTTGTCATGAAAGCGTTTTTTGGCGGAATACCAGAAGGTCTTGAGCCGAACCACAAAGACGGAAACAAGTTCAACAATCACATCGACAACCTTGAACTCATTACCCATTCCGATAATTGCCATCACGCCCATGCCAACCTCCTTTCTGTGACTCGTAATTCAAATGGCACCTTCAAAAAGTTCAGCCGCCTACCGTCCCGCGGGGAGGTCAGTTAGCCAGTTCCACACCCTTCCACGTGGATTCACTACAGCTGGATCTGCCTGCATCTGTGGATTTGGCGCATTCATTGCCTTTAGAATTGCTTTGGTCATCATCGCCTGTGCAATGACTTCTGGCGGGGCTTGACGCCCGAATTCAGGCGCAAGATCGACTGCAAGGCAATAACGAATCGCCTTGAGGTATGCCGGAGGGAACGTAATGTCAGTGACCAAATCGGGGAAAGTCGTGAGTGGTGTCCAGCTATACAGCCGCGTCTTGACCAGTACGCTGGGGATGCACCAGTAGTTGAGGTTTCTGAGCGGGTAGGCATTGTCATCGTAGATCTTCTGCGGCAGCGTTGAACTGATTAGCTTTACAGGGATAAGCGACTGCCATTCTTGGAAGTCGAGCACTTGCAAAGGAAGTTCGAGCGGCTGGGCTGGATTGTTGAGGTTGACAATGCTATAGCGCTCGATGCGGGCTGGCCGCGGAATGTTGAAGTTGCCGCCAGTTCCGCAGGTATAGACTTGCTGGCCGGGAACAAGCGGGAATTCACTTAGCAGGATTGCAAAGACATTAAGCCGTTCAGCTTGCCAGGTATCCAGCATTTGCTGGAGGATGACAAGCCCATCGGCTGCTTCCATGCCCGAAGGAGTTTCGCCACTTGCCAAAACACCGATGAGCCGGAGAGCGCTTGCTATTATGTCCCCACCGGTGATGGCGCCCTCCTAGTTTATTGCCGCTTCTGGGATCGTTGACCAGCCCTTTTCAAGCAAAGCAGCTTCGTCGTCGGCGTCTTCCGCCCAGCAAGTCACGTAGGGATGGCGGTCCTTGACGCGTTGCGCTTGGCCTGCTTCCGAGACAATGATTCGCGGATAAGCTGGAGATATTTCTTCTCCCTGTCCCTTGGCCGCTTTCTTGTACAGCGCTTTAGGATAGTTTGGATCGCGGACTTCAAGCTGTGTGGGCTTCTGCTTTGGCTGCGGGATTGGCATTATTCAGCATCCTTGTTGCCGCCAAACGCGTCAGGCTCGACACGCTTACCATGCGGCTGGCCGCGACCTGCCTTCGGAACTGGATTGAATGAATTGGGGTAAGGATGCTCGTCACGGTGCGTTTCGCGGTGCGCATCCGGCAGCTTCCCAACCTTCGTCAATCCTACTTCGCCTTGCTGGTTCATGATGTGATCGTTCAAATGCTCAGGAAGCATGACTTTCTGGCCGTGCGGATGTGGATTGTGTCCCATTTCTTCTCCTTAAGTCGTTGTCTCTACCGTGTAGAACACAGTGATATGGGCAGTGCCGCTGCCCGCAGCAAAGTTGTTGGTAGCCTTGGAAATGGTGAATGCAGCATTCTCGTTCGTCGGAGGTGCAGCCGCTGTCGAAGTCCCTCCAAAAGCAAAGATTTGCTGCGATCGCTGGCCGGCAGTAGGCCCGGTAAAGACAGTATTGGCCGCCAAAGTCGCTGTCATGGAGCCAATTGAAAAAGTGACTGCCCCGCCAACGTCTGTATAGGCTGCCGTAACCCCTGAAACGCGAATAAAGATCGTCTCAGGGCAAATCATTAGGCCAGGACCAGGAGCCGGAACAAGCGTTACCGGAACTGTCAGCAAAGCAAGGATTTGCGCCGAAGTAAGCAGAGTGTCTGTCCGGTAATCCATCTGGAAGGCATTCTGCAACGATTGAATGACTTCGCCTGCCAGAAATGCGCCTGATTTGCTGCTTGCCAGAGTTCCAGGCGTTGCCGCAAAAGGTAGAATTGCTGGTGTCGCCATATCTCTCCTTCAAATTGGGGCGGAGTCCCCGCCGCCCCGCGGGCTGAGATTTTATGCCTTACGAGATGGATACCAGAGCTGCGATGTCAAACTGCCGTCCAGAACAAAGTCAATGAACGTTCCGGCCGTCAAAGCAGCTACTGTTCCAGCAATCGCAATGCCTGTTCCACCGCCACCCGTCGCCCATGCCGCCGTACCATCCGTGATGATGGTGATACGAGTGCCGTTGACGTAGTTTTCCTCTGTGCTTGAGCCGGTGTAGCTCAGCAAGGCAGAAGTTGGCGGCTGCATGTTGGTGATGCTGGCAGAGCCGCTGACGTGGAAGAAGCCGCTGGGGCATACGATGCTGGCGGCAGAAGCTACGACTGGGCCAGGCATCATAAAGCCAACTTCTGGCTGGACGATGCTGAATGCCTGGATGGCAGGCTTGAAGCCCAGAAAGTCAGCTGGCAGCCCTGATACGATCGGAGCCAAAGCGTTGTGGCTCATCGCCCTGGTTCCGCCTACGCCGCGCTGCACTGTCACCACGACGCCGCTTACCGCTGTGACCAGCATCAATTCCTGGTCGCAGAGAATGTAGGTAATGCCTGCTCCAGTGTTGAATACTGGCGAGGTAATACCCGTAGCGGACGTTACGCTGAATACGGTCTGGTTGGGAGTCGTTGCGCCAACGATGGTTGTGTAGTTTAGGCTCATGATGCCACCCTGCAAGCAAGCTCGGGATAGAGCGTTGTCCAGCCGTACAGAACGTCAGTACGAGTCGGGAAACGATCTGTATTAATGTCATAGGCGCGAACGAGGCGAATGGAGATGCCTAGCTGCTTGTCAGCAACGCGAGCCGCCATGTCAACCCCACCCGGCAGCGGAAGATCCGCAGAACCAAGCGCAAAAGCATCCTTGTGGAATGCCAGTGCTTGAGGGCTTGATACGTTAGCTGCTGAAAGGCCGCCCAGCAAGTTGATACTGACGCCGTTGCCTGGAGCTGCGGTAACGTTTTGGAACGGTCCGCTGGTAACGATTGCCGGCGATATCGTGAAGGTCATTGCACCGCCGCCTGTAGCTGTCGCGTTGGCTGTCACTACGAACTGCCGTAGCGCGCCAGTCGAAGCCTTGGACTGCGTATTGACCGCATATACGCCAGTTGCGCCAGAACCGAAAGTAATGACATTCCCTGCCAGCAGCGTTGAAGTCGTTACCGTCCAGTTGCCTGATACGATAGATGTTGCTGTCGAGCCTGCCAGCGTGTAGGTAGGCTGCAAAATGCCATAGTTGCCCATGACATTGATGCCTACGTTCTGGTCCATTGACCACTTCATGCCAATCGACCGCCCCATTGTGCCTTCTTCGTACTGCCGGGCAATCTCGCTGGACTCTTGAAAGAGGCCTTTGAGAGTGTCAATGATAGTCGCCTGCATGGCTGGTGAAATGACCAAGCTGCGCAGATTGTCACGTGGCGCTGCTTCCTCATCGAGTCGCTGGCCAGCTTGCAAGTAGGTCAGAAGCGCGTTGGGAACCGTGCCAGGCGTGCCAATCACGTTGTTTACGTTCAGGTACTGTTGCATGCCGTCGTAGTCGATGTGGTTTGCAATGTTGGCAATCGCTGGACGAATGAAACGGTCGCTGAAGTCGTCAATGGATAGTGCGAGGTCTTGCGAGGTAAATGCAATGTCTACGCCTT